ATGTACCCATCACCACAAAATATTTATCTGCGACCTTTTGAGCTCAGCGACGTATCTGCGTTTACCACTGCGGTTAATGCCTCGCTGGATAGCCTTATCCCGTGGATGGTCTGGGCGCATCACGATTATCAGCCTCATGAAGCAGAAAGCTGGATCCGCTTTACCCACTGGCAACGGATGAAAGAGGAAGCGGAAGAGTTTGCCATCGTTGATCAGCGTGACCAGCTGCTGGGGGGCGCAGGAATACGCTTTGCCCGTCATCCGGGTGACACCAGCGCAATTGGCTACTGGGTTCGCAGTGATGCACAGCGTCAGGGAATCGCCAGCCGCGCGGTGGCCGCGTTGCTGCCGCTGGGGTTTTCACGCCCAGAGACCCGGGTGATTGAGATTCTGGCAGCAGAGGATAACCTGGCCAGTCGGGGCGTGGCTGAGAAGTGCGGTGGTCAGTTCATTGGCTGTCGCTATGGCCTGATTGTCTTAGAGGAAGGGCCGGTTAATACCGCGATTTATCATTTTCAGCGGCCGGACGACGGTTAACTGCAGGCAGCAAGGTTGGCAGTGACATAAAAAAGGGGCTGGCAGATGCCAACCCCTTGTTTGCTATTAACTTTTAGATGTCGCGTTAGCGATACCTTAGTTAAGACGCTTTTTCACGACACCATTGATACATAAGCTTTTTATTTATAAAACAGTTAGTTAGTTCTATATCTGGTGCAACCAAATGCGAGCACGTACAAGCTGTGTAGTCAATTTGTGGACATCAAACTTGTCAGAGGATTAAGCGCCGCCGCTTCTTCTAAATGGTCTGGAGCAAAATGAGCATACTTCATGGTTTCACGGATGTTAGCGTGACCGAGTATTCTTTGAAGCACCAGAATGTTGCCACCGTTCATCATAAAATGGCTGGCAAAAGTGTGCCGTAGCACATGGGTCTTCTGACCTTCTATAAGCTGGATAGTAGTAGTAGCCAGCATCTTCTTGAAGTCCTGATAGCATGGCTTAAACATCCTGCCCTGCCGTTCCTTTAGCTCGTCATAAAGCCATGCCTGGATAGGAACCGTTCTGTTTTTACCGCCTTTAGTTTTAAAGAATGAAAGTTTATTAGGTGATAGCTGTGAACGGGTCAAGGTTTCCGCTTCAGTCCAGCGCGCACCAGTAGCCAGGCAAACTTTGCATATCATCTTTAAGTCTGGCTTTCCGTAAAGCTCGCAGCCATTCAGAAGTTCTGTGATCTGCCTTAAGGTAAGCCATGACATTTCCTTTTCGTCTTCCCGGAACGTCCTGACTCCTTCCAGTGGGTTAGGTAAAGACCATTCCCCTAATCGCTTCAGTTCATTGAAAACAGCGGCAAGATAGTTTTGCTCTCTGTTGACAGTAATAGGCTTTACTTTCCACTTTGATTCATCGTCGTGATAGCCATTAGAAATTTTACCCTTCAAGCGCTGGTCACGATAATGCGCCCAATCTTTTGCCGTCAATTGAGAGGCTATCGGATCACCTAGTCCGGCACACACAATATCTAATTTAGCCTTACGAGATTTGACGGCCTTGAGCGACTGCCCATGCAGAGAATCCCAGAGATTTATCAGCTCACTAAGCTTGCGGCGATCCTCCTTCTCTTTTATCCACGGTTTGTTTCCGGCCTCAGCGCGCGTGTAATCTTCAAAAGCTACCGCTTCACCTTTTGTCGCAAAGCTTTTCCTGACACGTCGACTGCCGCGCCCATCTAAATAAAAATCAGCTATCCATTCACCAGAGGGTGATTTCTTGATTGCCATTTTAACCAACCCAAAGATTTACATAAATTTATAACGGAGCTTTCAGTAAAAGATTAAATAAAAGCTATTCACCTACCTTATTTTTTTGATGATAAAGTTTACGCTACCTTTCGGTGTAACATCTGATACTGAGCATTCGAAAGATGCAGACTCGCTAGAAAGTTTTAACTTATTCCCCGGAAGTCGGACGACATCATAAATGTCTGCAAGTCCGTCTATGCTAATAAGCCACATTCCATTACTTATGGTTTGAGACGAAGTATCTAAACAAAATATATCACCACCTTTATCTACTACGATGTGATCATTAATATTTTCTAAAAATAACGATGCATCACCGTGCCAGTATCCATTTTCAACTAACTGACCATTTGATAAATAATATTTTTGAATTTTTATGATTCCGTCTTCTTCACCCGCTTGAGGCAAATCCTCTGGATACATTGAGCCGTAGCCAGTTGCTAGCCAATATAGTGAAGCGCCAGTATCCAGCGCGCACGCGATTACTACTTCACCGGGAAAGTGTTCTCTTCTAAGCCAGGCGCTCATCGTTCCAGAAGGTATACCTAAATGCTCGCCTAATTGTTTCTGCATTGTGAAGCCATATGCATCCATAAGCCTTTTAAGAATGACCTTCCCACCTGATGACTGCATAACCTCCAATAACCGTTCCCCGGTGATCGAATGGCTAGCAATTGTTCTGCGTTCTACTTTTGCATCATCGCCACATACCAGCCATCTTACATCTGCACCTGTATCAAGGGCGCACATCACTATGTAATCGCCAGGTAACTTGCCGCGTTTAATCCAGTTATGGATTGTTCCCACAGGCATATTTTTAAGTTCTGCATAAGCCTGCTGCGTTCTAACCCCATAAGAAATAAGAATTCTTGTGAGAATTTCCCGTACATTTTCAAACACGCCGCTCATAAACCCCCTTAAAAATCCAATTGACCCGTTTACAACAGATCAATTGACCAGTATTATCCGTATCAAGTTAACAAATGCACGCCAATGCACCAGACTTACTACCAACGGGAGATAATCACTTATGAGTCCTCAAATTACAATACCGAGCGGCCCCGATCTGATGACATATGAACAGTTTGCGCAGGCTTATGGTTACAGCCTTCGCACTGTGAAGCAGATGGTTGAAGACGGTGATCTGCTTGTTATGCCACGTAAAAAAGTTGGTGGTGCCGCACGCATCAACATGGTTGCCTTCCGCGCGCGTTTGCTCGCTCAAGGTGTCAATTGCCGCTACGTCGCTGCGTAACAACTTAATTATTTAAGTTGAGCAAAGGAATGACCATGTTTGATTTTAAGACTTCCACCCATAGCCACTATGACGACGCCTGCCGCAAGTTTGCGCTGTCCCACAATATGGTGAATCTGGCCCAGCAAGCGGGCATGAAAGTGCAGACTCTTCGTAACAAACTCAATCCTGATCAGGTGCATCAGCTGACCGTTCCTGAAGTGCTGCTGCTTACTGATCTGACCGAGGACGCAACGCTGATGGATGGGATGCTGGCGCAGCTGCACTGTCTGCCGTGTGTTCCTGTCAATGAACATGCCGCTGAAAAATTTCCGGCATATGTGCTCAATGCTTCCGCTCAGGTCGGGACGCTTGCTGCCAGTGCTGCTAATCACGCCAGCATTACTACCTCATGCCGTCGCGGGATCGTTGAAGCTGCTAATACCGGCATTCGCTGCATGATGCTGGCGGCCCTCGCGGTCCAGACTCGCGTCCACTCTACCCCTGCGCTGTCGGGTACTGCTGATGTGTTAAGTGGTATCGGTGCATCTATCGGGATGGTGTGAAATATGGCCTTTTCAGTAGCTCCGCTTCTGAAGCGGCAAAGCCCGTCCCACGCATACGGCCACGGCTGGATTGCGGCAGATAAAGGCAGGCGCTGGCATCCGGCAATTTCACAGGCCGAACTGCTGGCAGAATTAACCGGTAAGAGGAAAGAATCATGGGTTACAAAGCTGAGAGTATCACTGTTCAGATGAACGCGGGGCAGCGTGCAAGTGCGCTTAATCATATCTCTGCGCTTCGTACCATGATGTACGGCGATTGCAGCCACGAACTCAAACGCTTTATCGCAGATATGCGTAATAAGCGCGATCACCAGGCTGAACAAAATGGCCGCGCACTGAGCGCAATATTCTTCCTGGCAAATATCAGCAAAGAACGTCACAGCGTTGATTTCAGTGAACTGACGAGTGACGAATTAACGGCGCTGATTAGCGCGATGAATCACTTAAAGGCAGTCGTGAGTTTATTTCCAAAGAATCTGACGTTACCTAATTAATTAACCCAACGAAATTAAATGGTGTAAACCCGCCGGGCATTTTTTTGCCCGAATTCAGGAGAAAGTGAAATGCGAAATATCGAGACCCGTAATTTTAAAGCCGATGAGGACGCGCTAGCCGTCCTGCTGAGTAAGGCCAAAACCGAACAGCGTAGTGATGATGCGCTGTCCGTTTCTATCCGCCTGGCCGCACTGGCAATTCATGCCCGTAAAAATGAAATGTCCGCAGCGGAAATCATCGAGTTGCTGGATAAAGAGGCGGAACGCTTTGAGAACCAGGCGCAGGAGCTGCACTGATGGCTGACTCAATGGATCTGGTACAGCAGCGCGTGCAGGAAGAGCTGGCGCGCAATCTGGCTAACGCTACTCACCGCCCGGCAGGGGCGAGTGAGTTTTTCTGCCTGTCGTGCGGTGAGGAAATCCCGGAGAAGCGCCGCCGCGCACTGCCGGGCGTTTGCCTCTGCGTGACCTGCAAAGAAATAAGTGAGCTGAAAAGCACGCATTACAAAGGTGCAGCGTTATGAAAGCTATCCTTAAATGGGCTGGCAGCAAGTCCGGCCTGATGCCTGAACTGATTAAGCATCTGCCTGCCGGTGATCGTCTGGTTGAGCCGTTTGCCGGTTCATGTGCGGTCATGATGAATACGGATTACCCGGCCTATCTGGTGGCGGATGTTAATCCCGATCTGATCAACCTCTATCGTCAGGTTAAAGAGCATACGCGCCCGTTTATTGTCGTGGCGTTATCGCTCTTTAATCAGAACAAAACGGAAGAGAGTTATTATCAGGTCCGCGAAGACTTTAACTTCAACGCGGCGCTACCACTGCTGGAACGCGCTGCGCAATTCCTCTACCTGAACCGCCACGGCTACCGTGGCCTTTGCCGCTATAACAAGCGCGGCGAATTTAATAATCCTTACGGCCATTACAAACAGCCATATTTCCCGCTGGCTGAAATCGAAGCGTTTGCCCTGAAGGCACAACGCGCGACGTTTGAATGTCTGGGCTACAGCAACACTCTGAGCATGGTCCGTGCCGGTGATGTCGTGTACTGCGATCCGCCGTATCACGGCACATTCACCGCATATCACACCGATGGGTTTAGCGACGATGATCAGCACTCGCTGGCCTGCATCCTGCTGGGCATCTCTGAACGTAACCCGGTCATCGTTTCAAACAGCGACACCCTGTTTACCCGCAGTATCTTCCGAGAATTTGACCTGACAAAAGTCACTGCCGCCCGCTCTGTTGGCGTGGCTGCGGGTGAAGGCAAGCGCGCATCTGAAATCATCGCAGTGCGTCACATGAGTCTGGCGGTGTAATGACTCAGGTTTTCGCATATCCCTGGAATGCCCCTAAAAAGGCAATCAATCCACAGCTGGACCCGGCGGAAGTTGCGCCGGTGTCCGCGCTTTCAAACCTGATCAGTCTTTATGCTGCAGATAACGAGCAGGAGCAGCTGCGCCGTGAGGCAATGAGTGATGAGGTTTGGGACCGCTACTTTTTCAACGAGTCCCGCGATCCTGTCCAGCGTGAAATTGTGCAGGACAGAATTGTCAGCCGGGCAAAGATGGCCCGCGAACAGCAGCAACACAATCCCGATCTGGTTATCGTGGCCGATGTCAGCGCCCAGCCTTCGCACATCAGCAAGCCTCTCATGGAGCGCGTTAAGTTCTTTCATAATCTCGGCAGGCCGCAGGCTTATTCACGTTACCTGCGCGAAACCATCCGGCCCTGCCTTGAGCGGCTGGCCCGCGTGCGCGAAAGCCAGATTTCAGCCTCCTTCCGGTTTATGGCCGGTCATGACGGGCTGGACGGCCTGCTGGCGTTGCCTGAAATGAACCAGAATCAGGTCAAGCGTTTATCTACGCTGGTCGCTGCGCACATGAGCATGTGTCTTGATAAGGCCAGCGGCCATCTGTTTGTCAGTGACGACGTGACGCCGGAGCAGGTCCGTCAGGCATGGGAGATTGTTGCAGCTGAAGCGATGCGCCTGGACGTAATCCCCCCGGCCTTTGAGCAGCTGCGCCGCAAAAAGCGCCGCCGCAAGCCCGTACCTTATGATCTGATCCCGCCCTCGCTGGCCCGTATGCTCTGCGCGGACTGGTGGTATCGCAAGTTATGGCAGCTACGTTGTGAATGGCGTGAAGAGCAGCTGCGTGCTGTCTGCCTGGTCAACAAAAAAGCGTCCCCCTACGTCAGCTTTGAAGCGGTAATCCATAAGCGTGAGCAGCGCCGGAAGTCTCTGGAGTTCTTCCGCTCACATGAGCTGGTAAGCAATGAAGGCGATACGCTGGATATGGAAGACGTGGTGAATGCCAGCAACAGCAATCCGGCTCACCGCCGCAATGAAATGATGGCCTGCGTTAAAGGGCTGGAGCTTATCGCGGAAATGCGCGGCGACTGCGCCGTGTTTTACACCATCACCTGCCCGTCACGATTCCACGCAACGCTTAACAACGGCAGGCCCAATCCGAAATGGACCACGGCAACGGTACGCCAGAGCAGTGATTATCTGGTCGATACGTTTGCCGCCTTCCGCAAAGCCATGCATAAAACCGGTATGCGCTGGTATGGCGTGCGGGTTGCAGAGCCGCATCACGACGGCACCGTACACTGGCACCTGCTGTGCTTCATGCGCAAAAAAGAGCGCCGTTCAGTCACCGCACTGCTGCGGAAATTCGCCATTCGCGAAGATCGCGAAGAGCTTGGCAGCAATACCGGGCCACGCTTTAAAGCTGAGCTGATTAACCCGCGCAAAGGTTCACCGACCAGTTATATCGCTAAATACGTCAGTAAAAATATTGATGGCCGTGGCCTGTCTGATGAAATCAGTGCAGAAACAGGTAAATCACTGCGTGACAGCGCAGAGAACGTCGGGGCGTGGGCGTCACTTCATCGCGTTCAGCAGTTCCGCTTCTTTGGCATTCCGGGCCGTCAGGCTTACCGGGAACTGCGCCTGCTTGCCGGGCAGGCGCTGAGAAATCAGAGCGATAAAAAAGCAGGTGCGCCGGTGCTTGAAAACGCGCAGCTGGACGCCGTGCTGGCCGCTGCAGATGTGGGCTGCTTTGCCACCTACATCATGAAGCAGGGCGGCGTGCTGGTTCCACGTAAACATCACATCGTCAGAACTGCTTACGAGCTTAACGACGAGCCAACCCCTTACGGCGATCACGGCACCCGCATTTATGGCATCTGGTCCCCGTTAGTAGCGGGCCGTATCTGCACGCACGCAACAAAGTGGAAGATGGTCCGTAAGGCCGTTGACGTTCAGGAGGCGACAGCCGACCAGGGCGCTAGCGCCCCTTGGACTCGTGGCAATAACTGTCCCCCTGATGAAAAACTGAACATTTCAGGGGGCATTCCGGTATCTGTTGAACCTATAGAGCCGGTTGAAACGCCTCTGTATGGTCCGGCAGATTTCGACAACATGACCAGAAAACAGCGCCGGGAACTGCTGGCGCGTCTCCGGGTGGTGAAGCCGCGCCAGAAAAAAAGTTATAAGCAGGAAATTGACGACGATCAGCGGGCGCTTTTGGTTGCGGAGTTGCAGGTAAGAGGATTTACAGGTGAGGAAATGGAAATAAACCTGCTTCTGGCCGGTGGCAGTATCAATTCTGGCGCGGGCATGAGAATTTTTTACCGGAACGGGCGGCTGCAGGAAGACGATAAGTGGCGTCAATGGAACTGAACTAATAAAGCTGGCATAAGCGAAGCCGCTAACGGCAGGTAGTACACGCTTTATCCAATCAAAATAACGGCTTGGAATCACTGGAAATCGCAGTTTTCATTTTCAGATTAAGACCGATTGAAGGAAAAAACATTTCACATTTCTTAACGCATCTACTACTGTATGGTTATACAGTCTTTAGAGTAAAGGGAGGGTTAGATGGACACTCAAGATTTGGCACCGATAAACCGTAAAATGGCTTGTGTTCAGTTCATTGCTGAGGTGTCGCTTATAGCTAATTGCAAGCAATCTGATATGAAATTGGCGATGAGTATCATCGCTGAGTTAGCGCATTCGAGCGGTGAAAAAGTCCCTGATGATGAGATTTTTTACGTTGCTGAATAACTGAGGAAATTTTATGCGTATAGAACTCATTCTCGGTATGAATCCGAAAATTAGCCAGTCGGCAATGGTTGCATTTGATGCCGAGGTCAACAGGCGTGTAGCTGCTCTTTACCCTGATGCCGAGGTGCAAGTGAGTCAGGGGGGCCAGACACGAATCGAAATGGCGGGCATAATGAGCGATGAAGACAGGAAACGAGTAAGCTAGTTGCTACAGAACGTTTGGGATGATGATAGCTGGTCACGTTGAGAACTTCTGGCTCTTCAAGCACTACGAGATACTTACTGCTCATTGCCATGGCATTAGTTATAATGCGTCCATGATTTTAGGGAGACATTCAATGCCAACGGTAGTATCACTTTTTTCAGGTTGCGGCGGTTCAGATGCAGGTGTCATCAATGCTGGCTTTAACGTTTTGATGGCCAACGACATTCTGCCCTACGCACGTGATGTCTATCTTGCTAACCATCCTGAGACTGATTATGTTTTAGGCAGTGTTACTCAAATTGAACATTTCCCAAAAGCAGATTTGCTGGTCGGTTGCTATCCATGTCAAGGATTTAGTCAAGGGGGTGTAAGGCAAGCCGACAGAAAAATTAACACTCTTTATTTAGAATTTGCTCGCGCCCTAAACCATATAAAACCTAAAGCATTTATCGTTGAAAATGTTTCAGGAATGGTGCGTAAGAATTTTGATCATTTATTGAAAGATCAAATACGCGTCTTTACTGAGGCAGGCTATAAAGTCCATTATCAAGTTCTTAATGCAATGGATTTCGGTGTACCTCAAGAGAGAAAACGCATATTCATAGTTGGAATAAAAAATAATTTGGGAGTGGAATTTAGCTTCCCTAAAGCAACACACGGTGTTGGAAATAAATCTTTCACTACAATTGGTGATGCTATAGGTCACATGCCTGAATGGCCTATAGGGGAATATTACGATTACGATTTTCATTGGTATTATATGTCTAGAAATCGTAGGCAGAATTGGGATCAGGTATCAAAAACTATAGTGGCTAATCCCCGCCATATGCCCCTTCATCCAATCAGCCCATCTCTTGAGAAGGTCGGGCCTGATGAATGGAAGTTCACTGCAGATCTGCCGGCAAGACGTTTCAGTTTCAGAGAGGCGGCCGTTCTACAAGGCTTTAATGAACTATCATTCCCTCCTACAGAAAAGGGAACTATGAATATGAAATATACGGTTGTTGGTAATGCTGTACCGCCTCCATTATTTGAGGCGGTAGCAAAGGCGTTACCAAATATTTGGTAGCTTATTAACGGTAAGACATGCCAAATGTTTCGACCACGTAGGGCTGGAGAGGAAGATCGTTGATTATGTCATTCTCTCTAGCCAAATTTATAAGTCTTAACCTGTCAACAAAAACTGCATTACCTATATCTGCCTTATAGGCCCAATCCCCGTCCATCCAGCGTAGGTCCTGTGGCAGAAAATAATAAGTTGCCCATGGATGAGTCACTGGTAATCTAGAGCCAAGTTTCGCATACGATGCTTCAAGCTGCTTAGCAACCCATTCCTTTTGTGAGCAACCACATTGAACAAAAGCAATAGGAATTGCATCTCTTTCATCACCCATTGGATGCCAGGCTATAATATCTAACCCCCCATCACCATGATCACCAACTTTAAAGTCTCTTTCTTTGATGCCAACTGATGTGCAACGGATGTCACTTGCTATGGAGCGATATTTTTCAAAAAGTGACCCACGGTATCTAGCTTCTTCACCACCGCCCGCCCAATTTGGAACTACTTGTGTGCCTCTTGGCATCAAAGAACTGAAAATAGGTAAACTAATAACCTCAAACGAACGGGTAATTTCTGATCTTCTTGCTCTAGGAACATACTTAATATTCGCACAAAGAAGTAGAGACAAATACATATGTTGGTTAGGATTTAGCTCATCTAAATTTTGGTCTAATACGATTATTTCATCTAGGTCATCACTAACTTTAAATGGGTAACTGTCTCCAAAAATCACCTGTCGTTGTATAACAAAGTCGATTGCTAAGCGCCACTTAGCCTGAGACTGCTCGCGTGTGAAAGTTTCAGGCTGATTGCGCATTACACTATCAAGTTCACCTCTATTAAAACGCTTGTCTGGGTGAACAATAGCTCTAATCTCAATAAAATCCGCCCAAAAAAACTCATCATTTAGAGGTAAAGATTCAAGATTATTCAGCATATTCAGTCGTCCTCACGGGCACTTCTAATGTGAGTTCGGATTTTCTTAGCCATTTCAAAAAGCTGATTTGCCGACTCTTCATCATCGGACTCATATTTCTGTAGTTTAAGAAGCATATTCCATACAACTCTTAAACGGGCGGACGCCATCTGCATAGCTTCTTCTAAAGCTTCTTGCTGACCGTTAGTGTAAAGATATGCCTGATCCATATCTCCTGTTTCTCTCAGAACACTTACCGCATCATCGTTTTCAACAATCTTTGCAATATCTTTTATTCTGCGAGACTCTCTTATAATAGTTCTTCCTTGCTGATCTCTTACAAAACACCAAGCAAATAAATCCTTGAGGTTATCCTCTTCTATTTTTGGGGTGTCAAAGTCTCTCTTATCTTCAAGACCAAGCCATTCAGTTATAGATGTGTAACTTAATGAGGTGGTAATATATGAGAATTCAACATCATTTTCATCCATCTTCAAGTTGAAAAATCTTTTCTCTTGCGCAGTTTCATACATTTTCAATGCGGTTAGTAGTGCACCGACATAATGAGGCTTGCTACCTATTTCACGAGCAAGATTTTTTAATATTTCTTCTTTTGGCGTGTTAGAATAAAATTCTTCACAAAGCTCTTTTAAATATTTTGCTTTAGAAAGTGAGTCCCATTCTTTGACGCCAGTAATGTGCCTATAACCTATATAGCGTAATACTTCTTCTCTTGAAGAATATACTAGACATGGTAATTCATCGGGCTTATTAGTCGTATCGTTTTTTATATCTTCAACACTTTTGCTTTTTCTCGCAGGAGCATTTAGCTCACCATTCAAAAGCTTGACGGCTGCTAGTCGTCTATTGCCCTCAGCAACTACTCGCCGGTCACCATCTTCAAAAACTAACAGTGGTTCACCAGGGAAGTAGCCCTGTTGACCAATTGATAGCATCAAATCGTGAACGCTTTCGTCGTCTAACATTTCTTCGATAACAGCTGAGTCGCTACTGGCATCATTCAGCCTATAAAATCTGGGATTTTTAGGGTCAAAAGAGAGGATGCTAGTTTTGATGAACTCTATGTTTTTTGGCTGTGACATGACATTCCCTTGTGAAGGATTTTGTTACCAGTTTAAGTCCATGTTTGGGCTTTTGTCACTAAGAGCTAAGTCTCATGAAAGATTGCATGGCTATGCTGCATGAATACGCATGATCCCAGAAGGATCGTTTACCCTCTGGCCCGCCAGTACTGGCGGGCTTTTGTTGATGTCATGCAGGTGCATGAAAACCACTGCATAAAGCGGGCAGGCGTGGCGGGGCTACGAGCGCGCGCTGATGGGGGCAGATGGTCAGAAAGCGGCGCAATTTCCGGGCCGCTGGCGTGTCGCTGGCATCAGGTCAGGTCTGTGGGCGAAAAAAAATAGCGCCCCGCATGATGGTGCTGGGGCGCTCTGGTGGGGTGTCTGGTGAATCAGTCGGGGCGGCGGTCGTCTGTCAGGTCGAGAGTGTAAGGGGCGAAGCGTATAACTTCCTCACCCAGCCAGCTGTTCAGTTCTTCAAAGCGTTTTTGCAGTGGCATTAACTCGTTGCGCACAAACACCTTGCTGGCCTTTTCCACATCACCGAACCCACCCGTGTTGCTGGGGATAATCCCCATCAGCTGCGGCGGCACACGATGCACGGTCAGCATGTCGTCGCGGCTCACGTTCTTGATGTTCAGAAACTCATCCTTTGCCGCCACCTCTGACAGCGGGATGATCTGGATGCCATCCTTTTTCCCGTTCGGGCTGTACATAAACAGGTTACGGAAGTTGCCAGGACCCTTCGCGCTTTTCATGGCGCTGCGGATGTTGTCCACGTCCTGCTGGCTCTGCGCCGGGTCGGTCATGTACATGATGAAGCCCGCATGGCTGCCGTTCAGGTAGTACTTGCGGCGGAACAGCGTAGCCGACTCGTTCAGTAGCGCCGACGGGATGGCCGACAGATAGCCCGGCAGGCCGTAAATCTCCTGATTGATATCCGGCTCCATCAGGTGAAACACGCTGCCCTTCTCGAATTCATAAGGCTCCGTGCTGATGCCATAGTGCGCATACCAGTATGTCTCCAGGTCGAGTCCGCGCCGGGTGAACTTTGCCAGCGACGGCTCCAGCTTCAGCGCGTTACCGAGGCGGCTGGTCCGCTTCTCCAGGTAGGCATTACCGAAAATCAGGTAATCCAGCGCAAAGCGGCTGAACGCCTGCTGACTCAGCAGGCGGTGAGGGATAAAGGTACTTGCCAGAATATTGCACTTTACGCTGATAGGTGAGCTGTGATGCACGGCGGCGCGGAACGTGCGCGCCAGCCCGTCAACGCTCACGGGTGGTTCATACCAGCGATCATTAGCTATGCATTCCACGTAGTCCAGCAGTTCGCGACGGTCCAGCACCGGGATCGGGTCGCCAAAGGTAAACGCCTCCGACGCTGCCCCGCTGGTCATGTTATCTGGCTGCGGCACGGGCTGCGTGCGGGTGCGGTTCCTGCGTTTGCTCATTAATAAATCTCCACAATGTTCTGCGTGTGTGCCGCCTGTCCCTGCAGCGGTTCGTTTGCCAGCGCGTGCATGGTCGCCCAGGCTAAATCGCCGTGGCTGACTTCCTCGCTGCGGCTGGTTTCATAGGTCGGACGGTTGCCGCTGGCCGTGGTGGCCTTGCGGATAGACATAAACGACTGCGCAATGTCGAGGTGGCTGGCGTCAAACTCCAGCCGCCCGCTGGCGATGGTGTCGTAAGCCTTCAGCACCAAGGCGTTCTTAACGTTCGGGTTATAGACAAACTCCTTCACCTGCGGGAAAAACGCTTTGACGTTTTCATACACGCCCAGCCCGACGCCGGTGGAGTCGATGCCGATATAGGTGACGTTATACTGCTGCGTCAGCGTCCTGATGGCGTCAGCCTGCGCCCGGAAGTCCATTCCGCGCCACTGATGTCGCTCAAGGATACGGAACTTACCGCCCGGCACGGCAGGCGGTGCCATGACAACGCACCCGGCGCTGTCGCCGTTCTGCGTTCCCTTCGCAGGGTCGTAACCGATCCAGACCTCTTTCCAGCCGAACGGGCGCAGCGCCAGCGCTTCAAAGTCGGTCCAGACTTCCCAGCTGTCCACCATGCACTTCTGCAGCATGGCCAGCTGGAACACTGACGCCAGATCGTCCATAAAGACGCACATCAGCAGGTTCTGATAGTCCTCCGGGCTGTAGCGCGTGCGCAGCTGCTCCAGGTCAAACAGGTCACAGCCGCCGCGCACCGCATCTTCAACCGTGACGATCTGGCGAAACTGGCCGTCTTCACAGAGTCGGCCGGCGGCCAGTGAGTGATGACTGAGATCGAGATCAACCCGATCAGCTTTGGCCCGGCCCTTGTTGAACTGCGCGCCGGACCAGAACGGATAAGCACTGTGCGTCAGGCTGGACGGTGTGGAAAAGTAGGTTTCACGCCACTTCTTGTGCAGCGCCATGCCGGACGCCACTTTCTGCAGTTCCTGAAACTTGGGGATCCAGAAATATTCATCCAGGTACAGATTGCCGTGATAGCTCTGTGCGGTGCGGGCGTTGGTACCTAAAAAGTACAGGCACGCGCCGTTGCTGAGCGTCATCGGGTCGCCCTTCAGGTCTACGTCCACCTCGCGGGCAAACTCAATAATGTACTGCTTGAAGACGTGCGCCTGCGCCTTACTGGCTGACAGGAAAATCTGATTGCGCCCGGTGGTCAGCGCATCGATCAGCGCCTCGCGGGCAAAAAAGAAGGTCGCACCAATCTGGCGAGACTTCAGCAGATTGCGTACCGAATATTTATTACCGGCTTCCCACCACTGACGCTGATAGCCGAACATCGAGCTGTGGAAAACCTCCTGCAGCTTCTCGATCTGTTCGTCGCTGAAAAGGTTCTTTTCCGGGGGCTTACGCGGGCCTTTGTTCCGGTTCTCCACGTTCGGGTTCAGGTCCGCTTCATTGCCGCCGTTGCTGAATTTACCGATCCGGGCGTGGCGCTCGGACTGACGCGCCAGCAGATCGATTTCCTTAAAGTCCTTCCCTTCTTTCTGCTCCTTCATGATGAGCTGGCAGTAGCGTGCGGCGGTGGTCAGCTGCATCTGATCCAGCGGGCCATAGTCGCCCCACTTATCGCGCTTTTTCCAGCTGTGAACGGTTGCGGGTTTCTCTCCCAGCATTTCAGCAATGCGGGCGATGCGGTATCCCTGAAAGTACAGCAGTAAAGCCTGCCTGCGGGGATCGAGGTCGTCGGGGGCGGGTGTCATGTTCATGCAGCCAAAATACGGCCCCGCCGCTTCCTTTTCCGCCATCCCTCATTGTGTGGTTTCCCGCACAACGTCCGCGCGTTGTTTCGATACCCCTGCCGCCGCAACCATAGAGCCTCACAGAGTTTTACTGACCGGAGCTTGGACAATGGCAAAGAAAGCAAAGCGTTTTCGTATCGGGGTGGAAGGTGCCACCACGGACGGGCGCACCATCGAGCGCAGCTGGCTTGAGCAGATGGCGGCAAATTACAGCCCTGAGCTGTACACCGCCGTGATCAACATGGAGCACATCAAGGGCTACACGCCAGACAGTCCATTCCGTCGCTTTGGCGTAGTGGAAGCGCTGGACGCTGAAGAAATCAGCGATGGTCCGCTGAAGGGCAAGCTGGGGCTGTACGCCCTGATCAACCCGACTGACGAGCTGGTCACGCTGACCGGCACCATGCAGAAAATCTTTACCTCTATGGAAATCCGCCCGGAATTCGCGGACACCGGCGCGGCCTATCTGATTGGCCTGGCCGTGACCGACGATCCGGCCAGCCTCGGCACGGAAATGCTGCAGTTCAGCGCCAGCGCCGGGGCGAACCCGCTGGCAAACCGTAAGCAGCATCCTGACAACGTTTTCTCTGCCGCTGAAGAAACCCTGATTGAGTTTGAGGACGTGGCCGACGTAAAGCCCGCCCTGTTTACCCGCATCAAGGCGATGTTCAGCAAACAGCAGCAGACCGACGCGGCCCGCTTCAGCGACGTGCATCAGGCGGTTGAGCTGATTGCCACCGAGCAGCAGGACCTGAGCGCGCGCATTGAAACGGCGCTGAGCGAACAGGCCGACAGCCTGAAATCACATTTCAGCAGTGCGCTGGGTGAGGAAGTGCTGAAGCGCGAAAAGCTGCAGGCGGACTTTACCGAACTGCAGCAGCAGCTGAGCCGGGAAGATGGCCGCCAGCAGGTCCGCCCGCGCACGCAGGGTAACGGCAGCGGCGGCGAAGTGCGCACCGACTGCTGATACAGCGGCGGCAAACCTTTTTAACGAACAGAGAAAGCGAAGCGATGAAAAATACTACCCGTTTTAAGCTGAATGCTTACATGTCGGTGCTGGCAGAAATCAACAAGATTGATCTGTCCGCCCTGAACAGCAAATTCACCATTGAGCCGTCCGTGTCGCAGACGCTGGAAAGCAAAATTCAGGAGTCGTCCGCGTTCCTGCAGGCCATCAACATCATGCCGGTCAGTGAGCAGAGCGGCGAACGGCTGGGGCTGGGGATCGGCACCACTATTGCAGGCACCACCGATACCACCCAGAAAGAGCGCGAGCCGACCGATCCGACCTACATTGACGGCGACGGCTACAAATGCACGCAGACCAACTTTGACACGGCGCTGCCTTATTCAAAGCTGGACATGTGGGCGAAGTTCAGCGATTTCCAGGTGCGCATCCGTGACGCCATCGTGAAGCGTCAGGCGCTGGACCGCATCATGATCGGCTTCAACGGCCTGAAGCGTGAGAAAACCTCCAACCGCGTGCAGAATCCGCTGCTGCAGGACGTGAACATCGGCTGGCTGGAAAAAATCCGCCAGGAAAAACCGGCGCAGGTGCTCGGTCAGCACATCGGTGACGACGGCAAGGTGGTGTCGGACAAAATCACCGTGGGTAAAAACGGCCTGTTCCGTAACCTGGACGCCGTCGTGATGGGTGCGGTATCGGAAAAAATCGGCGTCCAGTATCAGGACGACACCGAACTGGTGGTTATCTGCGGACGCCAGCTGCTGGCTGATAAGTATTTCCCGCTGGTCAATCAGAGCCAGCCCAACACTGAAGCGCTGGCCGCTGATCTGATCATCAGCCAGAAGCGCATCGGCGGCCTGCAGGCGGTCCGCGCCCCGTACTTCCCGGCGAATGCGCTGCTGATCACCCGCCTGGATAACCTGTCCATCTACTGGCAGGAAGAAACGCGCCGCCGCTCGATCATCGACAACCCGAAACGTGACCGCATCGAAAACCTTGAGTCGGTTAACGAAGCTTACGTGGTCGAGGACTACGACTGTACCTGCCTGGTGGAAAACATCGAGCTGCTGGAGCAGGAGCCGGAGAAAGAGCCGGGCGAAATGAGCGAAGCGGAAATCGCACGCATCGCCGCCGTGGCGGCCAGCGTGGTGAAGTCCATGAGCGGCGCGGGTGACTCAACCGGCAGCGCTGGCGCTGACCAGAACGCCGGAGCATAAACCGTGACTAATCCTTTCCGCGCGCATACGCGCTTTATTCAGGCACAGGAGGCTGCCCGGTCGGGCGGCAGTGGCCGCAGCACAAAGGGCTATGACCTGATGCTGCTGCAGCTGAACGAAGACCGCCGCCGCCTCAAGGGCATTCAGTCCAACGTCCGAAAGGCCGAAATCAAGGTGGAGGTGCTGCCGAAGTACGCCGCCTGGGCTGAAGGCGTGCTGAGTGCGGACGGCGCGCAGCAGGACGACGTGCTGATGTACGTGATGCTGTGGCGCGTTGACGCCGGTGACTATGCCGGTGCGCTCGCGATTGGCCGCCACGCGTTGAAGCACGGCTGGGCGATGCCGCTGGGAAGCCGCACCACGGCGACGGTGCTGGCCGAAGAAATTGCTGACGCGGCAAAGGCTGCCATCCTGGCAAAGACGCCTTTTGATCCGGCCCTGCTGCTGGAGGCGCTGGAGGTGGTCGACGCTCACGACATGCCCGATCAGTCGCGCGCCCGTCTGCACAAGTCCATCGGCTGGGTGCTGACGGAAAGCAGCCCGGCGTCCGCGCTGAACCATCTGAAGCACGCCCTGCAGCTGGACGATAAATGCGGCGTTAAAAAAGACATTGAGCAGCTGGAGCGGAAGATCCGTAACGCCAGCTGATAACCGGACGTGCCCACGCGCGGGGCGGCACGGGGTGGCGACAGGCAGCGCCGCATCAAAACCCCGTCCACCGCCCACCTATTCAGGAGTAACAGAGCAATGGAATTTATCGCGCCACAGAAGGCGACGGCAGCGCCGGACATCATCCCCAATAACTCATTCTGGCCGGATGTCGATCTGGCGAAGTTCCGCAGCGTTATGCGCGTTGACGGCACCGTGACGCAGGAGCGTCTGCGTCAGGTGGTGCTGACCGCAATGGCAGAGGTCAACGCGGAGCTTTATCCGTGGCGTGAGCGGCAGGAGCTGGCCGGGCATAACGGCCTGGCCGACGTTCCGGCTGAGAAGCTGGCCGGTGAGAGCGTGCGACTGCATCACTACATGAATGCGGTGTGGTGCTGGACGCGCGCGGTGCTGAACGAGCGCTATCAGGACTTTGACGCCACAGCCTCAGCCGTGAAGCGCGGCGAAGAACTGAATGATGCCAGCGGCGACCTGTGGCGCGATGCGCGCTGGGCTATCAGCCGCGTGCAGGACATGCCGCACTGCACCGTGGAGCTTATCTGATGAAAGTGCGTGCGCAGCAGTATGACACGGTGGACGCACTCTGCTGGCGTCACTACGGGCGCACGCAGGGGATGACGGAACAGGTGCTGCAGGCAAATCCGGGGCTGGCGGAGCACGGCCCCCTCTTACCGCACGGGCTGGAGGTGGAGTTGCCGGACGTGACAACGACGGCCACCGTGCAGGCCGTCCAGCTTTGGGACTGAATCATGTGGGAAAAAATCAGCACCTTTATCACCTGGTGCATGGCGGTAGTAATGGCGTGGCTGGGCGGCATGGACCTGAAGGACATGTCCACCGTGGCCGGGGTATTCATCGGCCTGCTGATGGCGCTTATCAGCTGGTACTACAAACACAAAACCTATCAGCTGCTGCTGAGCGGGCGCATCACACGGGGTGATTATGAATCTGCAGATCGTTAAGCGCTGCGCCGTGGGCGTGGTGCTGGCGCTGGCCGCCACCCTGCCCGGCTTTCAGCAGCTTCACACCTCCGTGGAGGGGCTGCGGCTGATTGCCGATTATGAGGGCTGCCGCCTGCAGCCGTACCAGTGCAGCGCGGGAAAGTGGACCGACGGGATCGGCAACACGTCCGGCGTGGTGCCGGGTAAGTCCATCACGGAACGGCAGGCGGCGGGAAATTTCATCACCAACGTGTTACGCACTGAGGCGGCACTGGCGCGCTGCGTGGCGGTCTCCATGCCGCAGCATGTTTATGACGCGCTGGTGTCGCTGGCGTTCAACGTCGGCACCGGCAACGTGTGCGGCTCAACGATGGTGGCGCTGCTGAAAAAGGGCCAGTGGCGCGATGCGTGTTATCAGCTGCCGCGCTGGGTGTACGTGAAAGGCGTATTCAATCAGGGGCTGGATAACCGGCGCGGGCGTGAACTGGCATGGTGCCTTAAAGGAATATAAGCGCATGAAAAATGTCGTCGTGATGGTTCTTTTTTTCCTGGGAATTGTGTTGTGGCAGTCGTGGAATCTGCACAACGCCTATCAGAAGATTCACGCGCATGAGGCAGTCATAGAAACCCAGGGCAAAAAGCTGAGCCAGAAAAACAGCCAGCTGATTGCCCTGAATATCCTGACGCAGACCAGCAGCCAGGCGCAGACGCAGCTTTACGCCGCCGCCGAACGCAACGGCCAGCTGCTGCGCGACCGGCAGAGAAAGATTGAGGAACTGAAACGTGAAAATGAAAACCTTCGCCGCTGGAGTGATACCGCTCTGCCTGATCCTGTTGTCCGGCTGCGCCAGCGACCGGCCCTCGCAGGTGGTGAATCTTACCGTCAGTGGCTGTCCGAAAATCACCCGTTGCCAGCTGGACCCGGCAGGACCGCGCACTAACGGCGATCTTCTGGCACAGATTGAGGAAACAGAGGCCGCCTGGGCGGCATGTGCCGGTAAGGTCGATACCATCATCAGCTGTCAGGAAAAAGACAATGAACAAGCCGCAGTCCTTACGCAGCGCCCTGAATAAGTCGGTCCCCTACGTGGCCAACAACCCGGATCGCCTGCACCTGTTCGTGGACAGCGGCCAGCTGATTGCCACGTCAGCCGCGTCCCTGTCGTGGGAGTACCGCTACACGCTGAACGTGGTGATCACCGACTTCACCGGCGATCAGAATTTGCTGATGGCACCGGTGCTTTTGTGGCTGCGGGAAAACCAGCCCGACGCGCTGCAGAACAGTGAGGCGCGTGAAAGGCTGTTTTCGTTTGAGGTCGATATTCTGGCGAATGACCGCTGTGACATCAGCATGGACCTGAAGCTGACCGAGCGCGTGATAGCCACCATTGAGGACGGCAAAGCACGCATTGAGGCTATGCCGGAACCTGAAGTACCGGAGGAATTCTGGACGGTGAAGCATGGCTGAACTGCATGAAGTGGATGCCTGGCTGGCTGCGCTTCTCTCACAGCTGGAACCGACAGCCCGGAAAAAGATGCTGCGCGAGGTGGCGCGCGACGTGCGCCGCATTCAGCAGGCAAACATCACAGCACAACGTTCCCCGGACGGCACCGCATGGGAGCCGCGCCGCGTCAGCGCCCGCAGCAAAAAAGGCCGCATCCGTCGCGGCATGTTTGCGAAGCTGAAAACTACAAAGTATCTAAAGGCAAAGACAGACGCAGACGCTGCTGAGGTTGCCTTTATTCCGGGGGTGCAGAAGTTGGCCCGCGTTCACCACTACGGCCTGCGGGACCGGGTAAGCCGTCGCGGCCCGATGGTAAAATATGCTGAACGTCTGCTGCTGGGGGTAAATACAGACGTTAGGAAAAAAATCGAGCATATACTAATGAGTTGGCTAGATTGAGTAACTACTTTATTTTTAACCCCCTCAGCCCTTAGCTAAGGGGGGTGTTATTCAGCTTCTTTTTTTGAGTGCTTTCTTAATATAATATTAGACCAGTCTTCAAGGCTTCTATCATCGATGCTCTTTGAAGGTGTATCAGACAAAAGCATCAAGACTTCACCATGAAGACTTTTTAATTTATCTATACTTAGGGACTCACAGTATAAACAAAATGAATTAACTAATCTTTGACGATTTTTTTTGTCCAATAGCTCTGGGTTTATGTAATTCTGATTGAATAGAAATAACTTAACGTCACTTATGCCTTGAAGGTAATGCTTATCACTCAGAACGGATTTGATTTCTTTTATTAAATCCATTTTAGGTTGATGGTCTTTTTTCACACTGTTAGCACTTGCTCTATATTCTCTTCCTTTAGTCGGCCCAAGTTTTTTTTGGAAATCAGTCGCATCAGATAAAGAATTGACGAAATTTAGATCTTTTAGCTTATCCAAAGAATCGATGAAATCTTTTTCGCCATACTTAGCAATGAGTGAAAAAATCTCAGCCAGTATAGTATAATATCTTTTTTCTTTGGTTTCACTCATATTAAAGCCCTATTTTTTTTGCGAACTCATTAGCAAACTTTCTGAAATTAGCAGCTGAAGTGGACCTTGCATATGAAGTTCTAAAGATTGGCTTACCTTCTCTAGCACCTTTCGGGTATGATTTTGAATAAAGTATCTCAGAATCAAAGACATTCCAGCCATTTAATGATGCTAATTTTTTTACACTGGTTTTGGATTTCAATTCTTCAGGTTCATAACCTGAGCATGCATTAAACACAATCCCAGCCAATTGAAGCTTGGAGTCATCATGTTCACTTAAGAAATCATTCATTGAATTTACTAATAATGGCAAACCTATTGTAGACAAATATTCAGGCTTAACAGGCACTAAAATATAATCACTAGCCAGATAAGCGGCTGTCGTTAGTATTGACTCAGTAGGTGCACAGTCTATTATTATAATATCGTACTTGTCCTCTACTTTTTTCAAAGCCTTTTTAAGTAATTCTACTTTTTGATTTGGGCTTTTAAGCGAAAGTGCAAGCTCGAGTCTGGAAGGCAATAGATCAATATATTTACCAGAAGTAAATGTTACCGCTCTCATTATCGCATCGGCTGTTTCAATTTTTTTTGGTTTACCTAAAGGAGTGCGGGTGTGCTGTTCAAATATTTCCCAGACGGTTGGCTTCCCTCCATCCAAAATATTCTCTTGGTATTTTTGAGTTCCTACCAAGTATTGACTTGAATTAAACTGGGGGTCTAAATCAACAACTAAAACATTTTTGTTCCAATTATTATAACATGCATAATGCCAAGCTAAATTAATAGTAAGAGTAGACTTACCAACTCCACCCTTCATATTTATCAAAGAGATAACCTTCGCCATAGTTTGTTTCCTTACAGAGATATAGTCAATGATTGTGTGATTAGCTGCACAAGGCAGCATCATCGATTTTATTGTCAATGTCCAATAGATTTTCAGTAATGAATATACAACTTAATGAAATCATGCGCCTCATCACCAACCTGATCCGCACCGGCATAGTTTTTGAAGTGGACCCGGTGAACTGGCTGTGCCGGGTGAAAACGGGCGATCTCGAAACCAACTGGATTAACTGGCTCACCCTGCGTGCCGGGAGCACCCGCACGTGGTGGAAACCCACCGTCGGGGAGCAGGTTGTGCTGCTGAGCCTGGGCGGCAACCTTGAAACCGCCTTTGCGCTGCCCGCCATTTATTCCGAAGCCTTCCCGCCGCCCGACTATTCGGACGACGGCACCACCACCGTTTTTAAGGACGGCGGCTGGTTTCAGTACGAGCCGGAAACCGGCCAGCTGCTGATCAAAAACATCAAAAGCGTGCGCATTGAAGCGGCGGACGGCATTCAGCTGATCACCGATGCGCTGGGGATAGAGGCCAGCCAGACACGGATCAACGGTGATACCACGATGAACGGCGATGTGACACACGGCGGCGGTTCAATGAGTTCTAACGGCGTGATTGCTGATAAGCACTTACACGACAAAGTTAAGAGTGGCGGCGATATGTCAGGAGGCCCGCAATGATGTATCTCGGCATGAACCGCGACACCGGCGAAGCCATTACCGACATCGATCACATCCGGCAGAGCATGCGCGACATCCTGATCACCCCGGAAGGCAGCCGCATCGCCCGGCGTGATTACGGTTCGCTGCTGTCGGTGCTGATTGACCAGCCACAGAACGACGTGATCCGCCTGCAGGTAATGGCGGCAGTGTATGTCGCCATCAGCCGCTGGGAACCTCGCGTGAGGCTGAGCACCGTAAACCTTACCAGCGACTTTGACGGCTCTATGGTGGTTGAGCTGACCGGCCAGCGGGATGACGGTTCGCCGGTTGCCATGTCTGTACCAACGGGGGTGAACAGTGGCAGTAATTGACCTTTCCCAGCTGCCCGCACCGCAGATTATTGAGGTGCCGGACTTTGAATCGCTGCTGGCTGAGCGCAAAGAGGCGCTGATTGCGCTTTATCCGGCGGATGAACAGGCCGCCATGCGCCGCGTGCTGGCGCTGGAGTCTGAGCCGATTGTGAAAAGCCTGCAGGAAAACACCTACCGCGAAATCCTGCTGCGCCAGCGCATTAACGAGGCGGCGCAGGCGGTGATGGTGGCCTACGCCATCGGCAGCGATCTGGACCAGCAGGCCGCCCGCAATAACGTGAAGCGCCTGACCATTACGCCAGCTAATCCCGACGCGGTGCCGCCAGTGGATGCAGTGATGGAATCAGACGACGCACTGCGCGTGCGCGTGCCGGAGGCGTTTGAGGGGCTGAGCGTGGCCGGACCGACGGGCGCGTATGAGTTTCATGCCAAAAGCGCCGATGGGCGGGTGCAGGATGTGTCCGCCATCAGCCCGTCACCGGCGACAGTACTGATCACTGTCCTGAGTCGCGAAGGTGACGGCACGGCGGCAGCGGATTTGCTGACTACAGTGGACACAGCACTGAGCGCCGACAGCGTGCGCCCGGTGGCCGACCGTGTGACGGTTCAGGGGGCGACTATTCGCAACTACAGCGTGAAGGCCAGGCTGCACCTGTTCGACGGCGTGGCCGCCGGTCCCTGCCTTGAGGCGGCAAACGCTAATCTGGCGGCTTACCTTACTGAACAGAAAAAGCTGGGGCGCAGCGTGCGGCGTGAGTCCTACGGGGCGGTGATGCGTGTGGCCGGTGTGGACTGGGTGGAAATCACCGAACCGGCGCAGGACATCATCATGGACCGCACGCAGGCGGGTTACTGCACCGGTACGGACATTTCCGTGGCGGGCGATCAGGGGGTGACATGAGCAACAGCAGCCTGATGCCGCCCGGTTCGTCTGCGCTGGAGCGCCGCCTGGCGCAGGCGTGCAGCGGGATTTCCGGGCTGAACGTGCCGCTGCGCGACCTGTGGAACCCGGCCACCTGCCCGGTGAGCTTTCTGCCCTATCTGGCCTGGGCGTTTTCGGTGGACCGCTGGGACGAAAGCTGGGCGGAGAGCGTCAAACGGCAGGTGGTGAGCGATGCGTTTTATATTCATCAGCACAAAGGCACCATCAGCGCCATCCGCCGCGTGGTGGAGCCGTTCGGCTTCCTGATCCGGGTTATTGAGTGGTGGAAAACCAATGAGCCGCCCGGCACGTTCCGGCTGGACATTGGCGTGCAGGACCAGGGAATTACTGAAGAAACCTATCAGGAGCTTGAGCGGCTGATCAGCGATGCAAAACCCTGCAGCCGTCACCTGCTGGGAATGTCCATCAACCTGCAGGTCAGCGGTGAAACACGCATGGCAGCAGCCAGCTATGACGGTGATGACCTGACCGTTTACCCGTACACCCCGGAAATTATCTCCGTCAGCGGCGCGGTTTATGGCGGCGCGGCGGTACACGTTATTGATCTGATGGAAGTGGGACCATGACACAAAAATACTATGCGATCGTAACCAACCTGGGCGCGGCGAAGATTGCCAACGCTGCCGCGCTCGGTACAAAACTGAACATCTCACATATGGCCGTGGGGGATGGCGGCGGCACGCTGCCGACGCCGAACGCCAGCCAGACAAAGCTGGTTAACGAGGTGCGCCGCGCCGCTATCAATTCGATGAGCATTGATGCGGCCAATGCCAGCCAGGTGATTGCTGAGCAGGTGATCCCTGAAACGGAGGGTGGATTCTGGATCCGGGAAATGGGGCTGTTTGATGCGGACGGCACGCTGATTGCAGTGTGTAACACGCCGGAAACCTACAAGCCCGCGCTGCAGGAGGGCAGCGGACGCACACAGACCGTGCGCATGATTCTGATCATCAACAGCACCGACGCCATCACTCTGAAGATTGACCCGTCCGTGGTGCTGGCAACGCGGAAGTATGTGGATGACAGTATCCTGACGGTTCGCCAGTACGCGGATAAGTTACTGGCGGATCATCTTGCGGCTGAAAACCCGCATGATCAGTACCTGCTGACAGCGAATGCGCTGGCAGAAATCAAAGACGCCGATCTGATTGCTGAGCTTCTCAAAAACCTCGGTTTA